AGGGACGGGTGAGGGTGCGCAGGCTTACGGGCATGGACTGTATCTAGCTGAGAACAAAGCAGTGGCGCAGGCTTATTCAAAGATGCAACCAACTGCCACGCCTACGCCAAACAGAATATGGAATGGCGTTGAATTGACACCGGGGTCTCCTGAGTATCACGCCGCAACATTGCTAGAAAGGTCAACGCTTCCAGCAACCAGAAAAGAGGTTTCCGGCTGGATCAAAGAAGCCGAATCGTGGCTTGATGCGCGGAAGAATAATCCTAGCGAACAGGCAGTATTAGCTGGATGGAGAAAGACTCTTGATGTCCTGAATTCCGTTGGCAAGAAATCTGAATTCAAGGTTGGCAGCAATGCGAACCTCTACAAAACCGACATCCCCGACGAAGCAGTAGCCCGCTTTCTTGATTGGGATAAGCCGTTTGCCAAGCAATCGAAAGAGGTTAAGCAAATCCTGAAAGACTCAGGGCTTGTGAAGCAATATAAGCAGAATAGGTCTGATTTCAGCACTCCGCAGGCAACTAGGGGAACTGAGCAAAGAGGGCAAAACTACCTTGCATTGCTTGAGCATCAACTAGGCGGCGAACAGGCGGCATCAGCAAAACTAAAAGAACTCGGCATCCCCGGTATCCGCTACCTAGACGGCGGATCACGCGGGGCAGGTCAAGGCTCCAGCAACTTCGTCGCGTTTGACCCTGATTTAATCCATTTAGCAGCGTCTTTTGCTTCTTGAGAAACATTTAATTGTGTAATTGGCTTTCCACCAAAAACCAACTCAGGTTTTCCGAGTTTTGCTGCGTACTCATTCGCAACGGCTGGCGACTCAGCTAGATACAGTCCACGCCCGTAAGCCTGCGCACCCTCACCCGTCCCGATCTTGTCCATGCTGAACTTGTCGAACTTATGCGGTGAACCATGCCACACAATAGCGCCCGTCTGAGGATTCAGCGTCCTCGGTGCCGACAGGTTGCGCCCGGCTTGGTTCAGCCATGCCGCGATCTGGGGCGCTTTGGCTGCTGCGACGATGGGCATCACGCCGCCCACAAACTCACCAAGAAGGCCAGCATTGCGGTTCTTTGGTTCTGCCGTGAATCCAGCCTGTCGCAGCCAATCAGACCCGCCAACCGGGGCTTTGGACACAGGCAAGCCAGCCTTACCTAGTAGCCAGTTGATCCCATCGACCGGCGCCGACAGATTGGACGCCGCCGAGTTGGACGCGCCCTGCAAGAAGCTCACGAAATCATCAAGTGTCGCCATGTTAATTACTGCCCTGTTGAGGCATCATCAGATTTCGGTATACCTGAGAACCCAGCAAGCCACCACCGAGCATGTTAGACACGGGGTTGGTATAGATCGGCTGGGAAGAAGTTCCACCATAGCTCCCTGTAATGGCTTGCCCGTATTTGTTGATGTTCGTCCATGGGTTCGATGCGCTGTTCTGCCCCGCAGAGAACAACGGGCCAAGCGAGCTGACTGTGCGATTAACCGCATTCTCACCGAGCTGTTGTTGCGTCCCGTAATCCTGCATTCTTGCATTAGTGGCAATCTTGCCTAAAGTATCCGCAGCAGTACGCCCAAAAGCCTCTGTCACACCGGAATTCCCGAATGAGCCCGATGCTCTTTGTGCCTGGTCGTACATGGGCATGAGGTTGCGCATGGCATCCTGTGAGGCGTTGTTGATCGTCTGGGTCAGGTAGGGATTGTCGACGCCAGCCAGCGGGTTGGTTTTCGGGCCATTGGCAAAGCCTTGCATACCTTGCAAAGCTGAGGTTTCATAGGGCGAAGCCGCCCCTGAATCAGAAGCGGCCTTGGCCTTGGCAAACATATCGGTCAGATACGGTTGCTGAGGTGACCATGGGGCTTGCGTTTTGGTTTCCGTTCCGGTTTGTTTGGAACCGTCAAGACTGCCCAATAATCCACCAGCGAGAGTTGCCAATCCGCCGCCAGAGGTTAAACCGCTCAGTACCGTGTTCGCAAGTGTTCCGGCATTGCTGGCGATTGAATCCCACCAGTTACCCCCTGTTGGACCAGTAACGGAAGCATCACCTGTCGGTGACCATGTGTAATTTGAATTCTGCGTATTCGACCACGTATCCCCAGCGGACGGATAACTGGTGCCATACGAGGGGTCAGAATAGGTAGGGGAGTTCCACCATTGCGGGCTTGAGTTGGATAAATCAATCATGCCCACCCCAGAATTAGGAGAGTAGCTTGTCGAGTTAAGGCCAAGATACGATTGCGGATCGTAGTATGATGGATCGAATATGCTTGCCATAATTAACCTCTGCCTCTCTGTTGAATCATCTGTTTTGCCTGTTGTTCGGTGTAGCCCTTCTTGCCCAAAGCAACCATTGCCTGCCTTACCCAATCAGGCATTTGTGACCCCTGCGCTTGTTGCGTAGGTTGCGCTTGTTGTGGTCTTGGCTGAGAATTAGGCTGTGAGTTGGTTAATTGACTAAGAATTTGAGGCGAACTGGTTACTAAACTCTTTAACCAAGGATTATCTACCTGACTGGCTCCATATTTAGCGGTTGTGCCTAATAGGGAACCAATAGCGGAACCCCCTACATCTCCACCACGCACTGCCGCACTCGCTGTAGTTCCTGCCAAATTCTTGAGCCATGGATTGTCAAATTTGCTGGCAGCCGAAGTCCCTGCCAACCCCCCGACGCCCCCTAACAAGGCTTGTGAGGGGTCTTGTCCGCCAAGAATACTTAACCCCGTTCTGCCTGCGGTATTGGCAAATTGAGCAGGGGAAATACCTGCAAACCCCTCGGAAGGCAAAGAGGAAAAATTACTTCCGACAAAGTTGCTTATTCCTCCACCTAAACCGCCTAGAGCCGCGCCCTTGAGGATATTTCCTCCACTGACAGCAGAAGTCAGTCCACCTGCCAATGCGCCACCACCGATGCCTGACAAGCCTAATCCTGCTGGGCCAAGAGCGACACCAAGGGCTATTGGGGCTAACGCTCCGAGCAATCCGCCACCAAACAGCCCTTTGTCCGGATCGTTTCGTTTTTGCTGCGCATCAGGGTTCATCTCAGATCGCCATTTATTCAAGGCGGCGACATTTTGAGGGGTAGCTGTTCCCAGTTCTTTTACCGATTGCGTTAATGCGGGTGTGCTTCCATCAAACCCCGCCATGACAGACGGCCAATAGTTTTCGTCTGTGAACCAAGCGCTATCAGGAGTCGGATCAACTCCCCCAGGTTTTCGCGCAGCTTGTTGCCCATATACCGCCAAAGCTTGTGTTGGGTCTTTCGCCCATGTTGATCGAATCAGGTCGTCGGCTTTTGTCGATGTATCATCTGTAGTCAGCCAACTAGAAAACCGAGGGTCTCTAATCGCCGCGGATATCTGCAATGATGCCGGAGCAGTGCCATTACCTGTTACTGGATTCCATTGATCGCCATTCTTTTGAAATACTTTTGTCCCATAACCCGACCCACCCACCTTGTAGGTTAAATCGCCTAATGTATAGGAATCTCCATCAGAGTATGGGTCAAAACTCTTTTGCATAAACCCAGGGAGAAGCCTATTATTAACTGGTGCAGTAGTGTTTTGAGCTGATTTACTATTTAATTGCCAATTATTACCTGATTTACTATTTAATTGCCAATTATTAACTGGTGCAGTAGTGTTTTGAGGAGTTAGCCCACCTAACCCCCCAAACTCCGGCGGCCTTTTAAATCGAGGTTGTAATCCAATCATAATTAATTCCCTGTGAGATACCTGCATTGAACCCACGTCCCCGGCGTTCCTGAAACGGTACAAACAAACCCCACAATCACATATTTACTCCCCGCCGTCCCCGCTTCAACCGGCGCGCTATGGCGAACATAATCCCCCTGCGCCCATGTTCCGGCTGTAGGTGCTGCGGTATAAGCGTTGCTGATAGCGGACAAACGTCCTTCAGTGACGCCGTTTAACTGAATGGCAATCTCGCTCAATCGTTTTCCAATGGCCCATTTGAAACTCTCTAACCATTCAACCGTAGGTTTCGCCCCTCCAGGAAGTCTGGAATCTGTATTTATTCTCACTCTGTCCCCTCGCCTTGAAAGGAAAAATCAATCCCTGATAACTCTGAAACGCCTGTAGTTGTTAACTTGGTGCGATGCCAGCGGCTTGACCGGAACAAGTCACACTTGCCGCTAGTCATGGTGACGGTCTGATCTTGTGTCAGGCTTGACCCGGAAGTGTTGCGGTAATAATTGGTCAGCGTGGCCGATGAAGGCGCAGTGCTGAATCTGGGACGAACTCTGTCTAGCAAGGTAAAGGTATTGTCATCCCCCATATCCCCCGTTGTTATTGAGCACGTCCCCGGAATTCCGGTGAGCGTTTGCATGGTGTGGGCTGTATCGAATATCGTGGGAACGGGATAGTTCTGTGACCAGAACGGGGAGTCATACGTGATATTGATATCTGCATATGTCGCAAAATAGCTATTGATATTCGCATAGGTAATCTGCCCAGTCAGGTTTTCCAGCCCGGCCTCTGCGCCGCGATTGATCTTGCCCCACTTGTCGGTTTTGTAGTTATAACAAATACAGCTGTCATTCACCCCAGTGGTTGATGCTGTGCTGGGATAAAAGAACATCACCAGTGAATTGATTCGATCATGCAGGCTCACGATCTTGTAGCGGTATTGCTTATTCAGGTCAGTGAAAAATGTTTTCTTGACCGGTCCGCCTATCCCTATGGGACGAGAACCGTCAAACAGATAGAAGTCTTCCAGCCCGATGAAAAAATGAGCTGACCCGATAGATACAATCGCATCATTGGAAGAGCACCCAACATCCCCCGGTAGCTGGTTGAACTCAAACACCGCAGGGGAGCCCACATATCGCCCCACAATAATTGCGCGGTCTTTATAGGCCACGATGTCATCACCCAGCCGCTTCCATCCCTTTATTGGCCCAGGTGAGCCAATTAGTCGGCCTGTGGTGCATTGAGTGGATACGGCGGGCGTCCAGCCTGTAGCATCGTTGTAAGCCGAACACCACCAGCGGTCAGATTGATCTCCATAGGTCGCTTCATTGGTATCGGCAAGGATAACGAACCCCGGCACAGTTTCAACAAACCGGGCCTTGGGTGCGCCAGCGATGTCAGCAAATGCTCCGGTGCTTGACGATTGCAACAGATTCGATTTAATCGCTGCCAGAGACGTATCGCCAAACTGGGCAAATGACCACCGATGGTCTGCCCCGGCACTGTAGCCGCCGACTCTTGACCGATCTGTATAAGTAGGAATGGCAGAGGCTTCATAAAGCGCGGTGGCGGTTCCCACAAACAACCGGGATGAGCCGTCCAGCTTTTGAATCAGCGCACCGCCTAAGCATGCTGTAGGCAACGCAGAAAACCCGCTATTGAAATTCGAAGGGGCTGCACCGTACCCTTTGGCGGTAGGGTAGTAATCGACCAGATTAGTAATAATCCCCGGTGTCGCGGGGTCAAGGTCTGGCGCGTAGCCTGTAAAGGGAATCAGCATTACCAGCGCCTTGGCTTGATTTGCAGACTGCCACGACGCGCAATACCCCGTCGCTCGGAATGTCTGCGGACTGAATCCAGCAAGGTATTCACCGTGGGTTCCAGCTTTTGTACTTCACCCGTATTTTTTGCGTCCCGCGCATATTCAAGCGCAGCGGCATACAGGTATAAATCAGGTGCGTTAATAGATAGCCAATTTGTTGTGTTGGCATCCGATAGCCCCGTGATCGATGGGATATAGAACAGGGTGTAGCTATAAGCGTCTGCTGGAGCTGGAAACAGCCTGAGAACATTATTCTCTAGTGTGTAGCTGGCGGGGAATCCCGCAGTCGTGGATACATCTGGGTTAATGGCGGAGTCGATAGTCATCTCTCGCCCTTGGTAAGTAATCGTCAGCCGTGACACCTGCCCAAAATCAGCAGGCAGTGTAATCGTGCTTCCCGAAGTGGTTGAGGTGACTGAAATCTCAATCTCGTTCAGGCTCAATTCACGGAATATATGGGCTTCTGCCAACTGAATGAACGTCGGCAATTTATCGGTCAGATCATCCCGATGCGTGTAATTCACGATGGCATTCTTCAGGTCGGTATAGTTCATTTGAGATACCTGTCGAAGGTGACAAAATCGGTATTGATGCGCAAGAAGTTCTTGATCAGCTTGGTGCGCTCTCGCTGATCTTTAATCATGAGAAATTTGGCATAAACATGCGGCGGTATGCTGCCGACTTTTCTGCCTTCTCCCCATGACATGCCAGCACTTTCGTTACGTTCCGCCTTGCATTGATCAATTAACGGCTCTACGTCATAGCTTTGAATCTTGACAGCCTGGTCGCCTTCAAACTTGATCAGGGTACGCACGCCAGCGGCGTCATAGCCTTCATCCAATTCAAACGATTCTATTGGTGTCATAATTTCTCCAGAGTAAAAATAGGGGCTTTTCACCCCTTCGGCCTTGCGGCTAAATCAATGAACCAGATTAACCGCCTGACAGATCGGCGGCCTTGCCGAACGCATTAGGGGCGCGCACGGCAAAAGTGGCATCCGCTGTAATCAA